CCTCTTATCCTCGGGGTCGATCCGGCGCCGCGCGGGCGGACCACCTGGCGCTTCCGGCAGGGCAGGAACGCGCGTAATTGTTGCTGGCAGGACACCTGGGGCGAACTCGATCATGCGGACAATGTCGAGATCGCGATGAAGGTTCTGGAGCTCGTGCAGAAGCACAAGCCCGATGCGGTGGTGGTGGACTTCGGGATGGGAACCGGGGTAATCGATGTGCTGAAGCGAAACGGGGTTCGGCCGATCGAGGTCCGCTTTGGGGATGCGCCGGTATCTCGCCGCTCGGAATGGGCAACGCGTGGGAGCGAGCTTTGGGCGATGATGCGGGAGTGGCTTCCGAACGGGATGCTGGAAGCCTCCGATGCCCTTGCTCGCGAGCTCACCAACCGAACCTGGCGCTGGTATGGGCGCGAGGACGGCCGTAAGATTCTCGAGTCCAAAGCCTCAATGAAGGCGCGAGGGGTGGGAAGCCCAGATGCGGCGGACGCCTTGGCTCTGACCTTCGCTGCTTCGCCCGTGCGGCGCGATTCTCCGCTGGTCAGGGGCATCCGACCGATGGTTGCCGATGGCGTAGATGCTTCACCGTTCGGGTTTTGAGGCGTAGGATATTTCTCCTGCATCATGCAGAAACTCGTCAAGGTCTCGTCCTCGGTGCAGGGCGCTGCGGCGCTCTCAGGCACTGCGCGGGTGGGAAGCGTGGTGAAGGGGCTCGCGCGCGCGCCCGCGAAGCCCGTTGGGGTCGTGCCGCTCTGCACGGACTATGAGCGCGTGAGGGAGGCCGCGCAGGCCAAAGGAGCGAAACATGTCCGGTCTCGTTAGGTCCATTCTGAAAGCGGTCGGGATTGTCAAGGACGCGCCGCCCATTCCGCCTCTTCCGCCCCTGCCCGGTGAAGCGGGGCCCTCGCCCCAGGAGGCTGCGGCAGAAGCGGCGCGGGCGGCTGCGGAAGCTCAGGCGAGAAGGAGCGGTCTGGGGTCGCTCGGTGTCGAGGACATTCAGAATTTCTCCGAGCTTCTTTCCCTTCAGAGGGCTGCCCCCCGCAGGGCCTCGAAGAAGCTTCTCGAACTGTAGATGCCCGACGCAGATTTCCACATTCGAAGGCTTGCCTCGCTTGAAGCCGCGCGCGCGCCTTTCGAATCCCAATGGGAGCAGATTGCCGAGAGGATTCTCCCCACCTCCAGCGGGCTTTTCTCTGGGCGCGGAGCACCGCAACAGTTCGAAGGCGCAAGGCGCGAGATCCCGATCTTCGATACCACCGCCTCCATCGCGCTATCTCGCTTTAGCTCCGTGATGGAGTCGCTGATCACCCCGCAGGCATCGCGCTGGCACAGGCTCGTGCCTTCCGACAAGAGCCTGATGTCGAACAGGGTCGCCCGTCAATACCTCGATGAGCTCACTGAGGTCCTCTTCGACTACCGGTATCGAGCGAGCGCGAACTTCGTCTCCAACATCCAGCAGGTCTACCAGAGCCTCGGCGCGTTCGGGAACGGGATTCTCTTCGTCGACGCGGACGATGAGTCGCCGGGGCTGCGCTACCACTTCGTGCATCTTGCGGAAGCCTATTTCCAGCAGAACTTCGCTGGGGTCGTCGATACCCTCTATCGCCGCTTCTTCATGAGCCCGCGGCAGATTGCCCAGCGGTTCGAGGGGGCGCCAAAGGAGATCGTCGAGCTAGCTTCTGCGCCCGATGAGCATTTGAGGAAGCGCCCGATCCTGCATGTGGTGATGCCGAGGGGCGACTATGACCCCGGGCGGGTAGACCCGAAGGGACGGAAGTTCCTCTCGCTCTACATCGACATTCAGACCCGAACGATCCTGGAAGAGGGCGGCTACGATACCTTCCCCTTTGCGGTCGCCCGCTACACGCAAGCGCCTGGCGAGACCTACGGGCGGGGGCCTGCGCAGCTCGTGCTTCCGGCGATCAAGCTCATCAACGAGCAGAAGAAGGTCCTTATTCGCCAGGCGCACAAGGCGCTCGATCCGGTGCTGCTCGTCCATGATAACGGGATGCTCTCGAGCTTGAGCCTTCGCCCCGGCGCGATCAACCCCGGTGGGGTGAGCGCAGAAGGCCGCGAGCTCGTGAAAGCCCTTCCCGTAGGCCGCGTCGATGTGGGAGAGGCGGCGATGCAGCTCGAGCGCGCGGCGATCAACGATGCGTTCCTGCTCACCCTCTTTCAGATTCTGACCGAAACACCCCAGATGACCGCAACCGAGGTGCTGGAGCGCGTGCGGGAGAAGGGGATGCTGGTTGCGCCGACCGCAGCGCGCCAGCAATCGGGGTTACTCGAGCCCTTGATCGAGCGAGAGCTCGAGCTCCTCTTCGATCAGCGCCTTGCGCCGGAGCCGCCACCGATTCTCGCCGGCGCGAACATCAAGATCGAGTATGATGCGCCACTATCCCGCATGCAGCGGGCTGAGCGCGCGGCGGGGTTCCTTCGGTCGCTTTCTTTCGTCATGAACTACGTTCAGGCGACCGGCGATCCCTCGCCGCTCGATCACTTCGATTTCGACGCCGCCACCCCGGAGATCATGGACATCTTCGGGTCTCCCGCAGCCTGGGTGCGGTCTCCCGCGCAAGTCGAGGCCGTGCGGCGCGCAAGAGCGCAGGCTGTTGCGAGTGCGCAGGCGGTATCGGCCGCGCCCGCGATTGCCTCGCTCGCCAAGGCGGGCCTCGGGCAGGCCCAGACCAACACAGCGAACTCCGCCCAGCAGGAGCCCACCCTATGATGACGCTCTTCGATTGGCTGAAGAAGACGATCTCCAAGCGCAAGGCCGCCTACAGGGCGGTCTTCTCGGGGCCGCAGGCTGACATCGTGCTCGCGGACCTTGCGCGCACCTGCCGCTACTTTGATTCGACCTTCGATCCGAATCCTTCGGTCATGGCCTTTCTCGAGGGAAGGCGTGATGTCTTCATGAGGATCAGGCAGCACCTCGAGCTCACCGAGGAAGAGCTGATCGCGAGGGTGATGACCGTGCAACGCATCGAACAAGAGGAGGCATCTCATGTCGTCCACTGAGACCGTAACACAGACACAGACTGCTGAGCCGGCGCAGGCTCCGGAGAGGAGCGCGCCTGATGTGCAGACCACGCAGGGCGGGGCGGCGAACACCCAGCCCCAGGGTCAAGGGAAGGAAGCGCCCGCACCCTGGTTCGGCGACCCCTCCCTCGAAGCCTACGTGAAGAACAAGGGCTGGTCCGGGCCGCAGGATGCGGTGCGCTCCTACATCAACGCGGAGAAGTTCATCGGGCGCGATCCCTCGACCTTGATCAGCCTCCCGAAAGAGGGAGACGAGAAAGGCTGGAGCGAGCTCTGGGCAAAGTTGGGACGGCCCGAGTCCCCGGAGAAATACAACATGAAGGCCGGGCTCCCCGATGGGGCCGAGGTCGATGAGGTCTTCTCGCGAAAGATGGCCGAGGCGATTCACCGGGCGGGGCTCACCCAGAAGCAGGCGGAAGCGGTGATTGCGGAATACAACCGCATGCTGATCGAACGCACCCAAGAGGACTTGAAGAAGATGGAGCTCGACTACGCCGCCGGGGACAAAGAGCTTCAAGACGAGTGGAAGGGGGCCTACGACCGGATGATTGCGGTGGCGAGAGCCGCGGTCAAGGACCTCGGGATTCCCGCTGAGGCGATCGACGGGATTTCCGCCGCCATCGGCTACAAGAACACCATCAAGCTCTTCGCCGAGATCGGAAGAAAGCTCGGCGAGCCGGGCTTCGTTCCCGGAGGAGAGACGACCCGCTTCCCGGGCGCGCTCTCGCCGGAGGAAGCGCGCGCGCAATGGGAGAGCCTCAAGCTCGATCCGCATTACATGGCCGCTCTCATGGACCCGAAGAACCCGGGGCACAAGGAAGCGGTCGAGCGGCAGTCGCGGCTCTTTGCCATCATGCATGGCTGAGCGCTTGACAGCGATCTAGTTGTGGTGTTGGAATATTCCCACGCAAGCCGGACAAGGGAACACACTTCCCCCCGGCAGTGCATCTTGATTGCGGCCCCCGAAGAGGGACAAGCCGGGCGTTGGACAGGGGCCTTATTCCTGTCTGGGTTCGGTAGATTTTGACGGGGGTAGAAATGCCTCAAGCAATCGAGACCGCGTTCGTCCAGCAGTTCAAGACGAACGTCGAGCTGGTCATGCAGCAGAAGGAGGCGAGACTTCGGCCTCTCGTGACCACAGACTCCTATCAGGCGAAGTCGGCTTCGGTGGTCGAGCAGTTCGGCGTGATGGCCGCGCAGAAGGTCACGACCCGCAACGCTCCGACGCCTGTTCTGGACCTGGATCAGTCCAGGCGCTGGGTGTTCCCGACGACCTACGTTGCGTCCTCGACCGTGGACAGGTTCGACAAGCTGAAGATGGCGATCGATCCGACGAGCCCCTACGTGCAGGCGGCTGCAGCCGCGATGGCGAGGGCTCAGGATGCAGAGATCATGAGCGCCTTCTTCGGCACCGCAAAAGTCGGCGAGAACGGCACCGTCGACGAGGCCTTCGACACCACCTACGAGGTCGCGTCCACCGTTGGGGGCGCCTCCAGCCTGAATGTGGCGAAGCTTCGGGCGGCGCTCAAGCTCCTCATGAAGGCGAACCAGGGGCAACTGAACGAGCCGGTCTACTGCGCGATCAGCGCCGAGGATCACGATGCGCTGCTCTCGGAAGTGCAGATCGCCTCGCGCGACTTCAATTCGCAGCCCGTGCTCGAGGACGGCCGCATCCGGAGATTCCTGGGGATGGATTTCGTGGTGATCGAGTCGCTGCCCGTCTCTGGGAGCAACCGCTACATCCCGGTGTGGGTGCGCTCCGGCATGCACCTCGGAGTCTGGGAAGATGTGAACACTCGGATCGACGAGCGTTCCGACATGAACTACGCAACCCAGATCTGGCTCTCCACCACTGTCGGGGCCACTCGGCTCCAGCAGGGGAAGGTGGTCCGGATCGTGGTCGCGTAATGGGGGTGTGACATGGCGAACCAAAGCTCTCAAGTGATTCAGGACATCGCGGCCGGCAAGGCGCTCCGGAACACCGTCTACGGGGCTCCCTTGAGGGTTGCATCCGCAACCCTCGCCTGGACCTCGGCCGCCGCAAACGATGTGAAGTCGATGTTCCGGCTTCCCTCGCGGGCGGTGGTCAAGAGCCTCAAGCTCTACGGGGACAGTCTCGACTCGAACGCGTCCCCGACTCTCTCGGTGCACGTCGGTCTCTACGACACCTCCGGGAACGTCGTGAACGCCTCCTTCTTCAAGGCGAACGCGAACGACCTTCGGGCGGCGTCCGACGGCACGGAGATCGCCTTCGGGAACGTGATCGGGAAGCACACTAAGGCGAAGAAGCTCTGGGAGCACCTGGGTCTTGCGAAGGACCCGAACGTCGAATACGTGGTCGCCTTCACGGTAGCCACGGCGGCGGCGACCTTCGCGGCCGGCTCCACGAGCCTCGAGTGCCTCTACGTGGCTGAGGAGCTCTGAGATGGCGGTGAAGAGGCTTTCTTCGACCGCTTCTCGGCCTCAGCCCCTCGACTGGGGGAGCCCCGCTTCCGGAGGCACCATCACCGGAAGCGGGGCGGTCGTCGAGCTCGTCTACAACGACGCGAACTTCCCCGCGACGGTGGAGGGGCGAGAGAGGCTCGCTCTGGCCGTGCGGACGCTGGCCGACCGAATCGCGACGATGCCGGCGTCCGTTTAGAGCGGCGATGGCGGCCGACTGGATCAAAGGCGCGATCAAGAACCCCGGTGCGTTCAGCCGTCAGGCTGAGCGCGCCGGGATGTCCACCATCTCTTACGCGAGGAAGGTGCTTGCGCCGGGCTCTACGGCCTCGGAGACGACCAAACGTAGGGCGAGGCTTGCTCTGACTCTCATGAAGCTTGCAAGGAGGCGCTGATGGCGAAGGTCTACATCGCGGAGTTCGGAGACATCCGGTTGGGTCTTCCGGTGCAGCCCCCCCTTGCGGAGCAGACTGTGACGATCGGGGCGTCGAGCACGCAGTCGAACGCGTTCCACCAGCATACCCGTTACATCCGGGTGCACACCGATGCCATCATGAGCTTTGCGATCGGGCCGAACCCCGCGGCGACCGTAAACAACGCGAGGATGGCGGCGAACGCAACCGAGTATTTCGAGGTTCAGCCCGGCCACAAGATCGCTGTCGTGACCAACACATGATGAGCCGATGGCGATCAGCGAAATCGACATCGTCAACCGCGCGCTCCAGCGGATCGGTGCGCAGCGCATAGACGCATTCGACCAGTCCCACCCGAACGCTCGCAGCGCACTGGCAGCCTACGAGAGCGTCCGAGACCGGCTCCTTCGGGCGCATCCCTGGAACTTTGCGGTCAAGCGCGCGAGGCTTCCCGCGCTATCCGACAAGACCGAGTTCGGGGAGCTCTACCGCTATGAGCTTCCGGACGATTTCCTTCGGCTCCTTCCGCCGGACGATCGAGCGCGCCGGGACTGGCGGATCGAGGGGCGCGAGATCACGACGGCGGACGCTCCGCCGCTAGATGTCCGCTACATCGCGCGAGTGACCGATCCCAACCTCTACGACGCTTCCTTTGTGGAAGTGCTCGCCTCCCGCTTGGCGCTCGAGCTAGCCTATGAGATCGCGCCCTCGCAGAACATCGTCCAGTTGACCAGCGCTCTTTACGAGGCCGCGCTCAGGGAGGCAAAAAGCGTCGGAGCCTTCGAGGAGCCGCCGCAAGAGCCGCCCGAGGATGACTGGATCACCATCATGCGGACATGAGGTTTTCCAGAGCACAGAAATCCTTTGCGGCGGGCGAGTTCTCGCCGCTTTTGTATGGTAGGACGGACCTCGAGTCCTATGCTTCCGGGCTTGCGCTCTGCCGAAATGGCGTCGCGTTGACTCAGGGCGCCTGGACGAGAAGGCCTGGGACGTTCTTTCTCACCCGCACCAAATACTTCCACAGGACTGCTCGGCTCATCCCGTTCAACTTCTCCGCGATCCAGAACTACGTGATCGAGGCCGGGCACCTCTACTTTCGGTTCTTCTCCGAAGGCGGAATCCTCGCCTCGGACTCCAGAGCGATCACAGGCATCACGCGGGCGAACCCAGCGGTGCTCTCCTACTCCGGGGCGAGCCTCTTTGCGAATGGCGATCGTGTGCTGGTGACTGGCGTATCCGGCATGGGGCAGGTAAACGGGCGGGAGTTCGTGGTGGCGTCGGCAGGTGCGAATTCTTTTTCCCTGCAAGAGGACTTGACCGGCACGCCCGTCGGCGTCAACTCGACCGCCTACGATACCTATTCTGGCGGCGGCACCGTCTACAAAATCTTCGAGATCGCGAGCCCCTACCAGGAATCCGACCTTCCGCTTCTTCGCTGGGTGCAGTCTGTGGACACGCTCTACCTGCTGCACCCGAACTACGAGCCGAGAAAGCTCGTGAGGAAGACGCCTCTGTCCTGGTTGCTTTCGACCGTTGATTTCGTGGACGGCCCCTACTTCGAGCTGAACACCACGGCGACCACTCTGACGCCGTCTGGGACGACAGGGTCCATCACCATCACCGCAAGCGCTACCGCCGGCATCAACAACGGGCAAGGCTTCCTCGCAACCGACGTTGGCCGCTCGGTGAGGCTGCTTCATGGTTCGACTTGGGGTTGGGCGAAAATCACTGCGGTTACCTCCGCAACGCAGGTAACCGCGACGGTGAGGCGCGATTTGGGCGGCACGACCGCAACCCAGAACTGGAGGCTTGGGCTCTGGAGCGGCACCACGGGCTACCCTTCCTTCGGGACCTTCTACGAGGCGAGGCTCTTCCTCGGAGGGGCCAGAGGCTCTCCGCAGAGGCTCGACGGCTCGAAATCGTTTCTGCCCGAGGACTTCAGCCCATCGAATCCGTCAGGCACGGTCGCAAACGACAATGCCGTTGCGGTCGTGCTGAACTCGGAGGACGCGAACGTCGTTCGCTGGGCAGCGGGCACGGAGAAGGGGCTGCTCGTCGGCACGACGGCCGCCGAGTGGGTCGTGAGACCTTCCAGCCTGAACGAGGCACTCTCGCCTACCAACGTCTCGGCGAAGGTTGCCACACGGAACGGCTCCTATCCGGTCGCGCCGGTGGTAGCCGGAAGTGCCGTTCTCTACGTGCAGAGGACGGGCACGCGCCTTCGCGAGATGGCCTACGTCTTCGAGGTGGACGGCTTCCGCTCGCCGGACATGACGGTGATCGCCGAGCACCTCGTCCATTCGCCGCTCATTGAGCTCACCATGACCGCCCAGCCGCAGCCCATCGTATGGGCGCGCCGGGCGGACGGGGCGCTCCTCGGCTTCACCTACGAGCGCGACCGCGGGGCAACGGCCTGGCATCAGCACGAGCTCGGTGGGGCCTCCGATCCCGAAGGCGCTCTCATCCCGGTGGTCGAGGCGATGGCCCCCACTACGGTCTCGACGGGGACTGAGGATCAGCTCTACCTCATCGTGAGGCGGCACATAAACGGCGTCACCCGCCGCTATGTCGAGTTTCTGACGCGCTTCTGGCAGACTGACGATGATGCCGTAGGGGCGTTCTTCGTGGATTGTGGAGCGACGCGCATCTTCTCTCCGACGCCTCAAGCGACGCTCACCGGTCTTTGGCACCTCGAGGGGCAGCAGGTGGCAATCCTCGCCGACGGGGCGGTCGAGCCGCAGGCGACCGTCTCGAACGGGAAGGTCACGCTGGGAAGAGCGGTAAGTATCGCTCATGTAGGGCTCCCCTACGTAAGCGAAGCGCGCACGCTCCCCCAGGTCGGGGCCGCTCCGGACGGGGATCCCATGACGAAAGTGAGAAGGGTGCACCGCGTCGGCTTCTTCCTGTTGGACACCGCTTCCTTCAACTACGGTGTGCCCGGTGGCAGCCGCACAGCCATCCTCACCCGCTTCTGGGGGGAAGAGTTCGGTGCGCCGCCTGCGCTCTTCACTGGAGTTGTGCGCGTGCGGCTCGAGGACGACTACACGCGCATCGGACAGGTAGAATGGGAGGTGTCCGATCCGGTCCCGGCTACGGTCCTTGCGGTCGCGACCCAAGGGGACGTGCAGGATGATTCATGAGGTGCGGCCTGCGAGCGAAGAGGATGTGCGGGCGATCCTCGATGAGGGCGCGAAGGAGCGCGGGGTTGCGCCGTTTTTCGGGAGTGCAGCCGGGCTTCTCTGCCTCCTGGAAGAGGGCAAGCCCGTTGCCGTCGGGGGCACAATCCCGATCTGGGAGGGGCACTCGATTGCGCTCGGGCTTGTATCGAGAGCAGCGCGTAGCCCCCTCGCCCTCTACCGGTTTGCCCTTTCGATCGTGGAGAAGCCCAAGGGCAGAGTTTGGGCTTTCGTGAGAAGCGACTTCAAGGAAGGAGTAAGATTCATCGAGCGCCTCGGGTTCGTGCGCGAAGGGCTACTCGAGCGCTTCGGACCTGACGGCGCGGACTATTTCAGCTACGCGAGGTTCAACGACTGATGGCATTCCTTGCAGAAGCTATTCCGGCGATCGCGAGCTTCTTCTCGAGCTACGGCCCGATCATCTCGACGGCCGCGAGCGTCCTCGGGACACTCTCGCGCGCTTCTGCCGAGCGGGAGGCGGCCCAGCGCAATGCCATGATCGCGGCGCAGCGGGCGGAGGCCGAGCGGCGCTTGGCGAAGCTTTCCGCAGAGCGCGCGAAGATGGATCAGGAGAGAAAGCTCGGCGCGATCCGTGCGGCGGCTGGTGCGTCCGGGGTTGGGCTTGCCGGAAGCCCGATCGATGTGCTCTCTGACGTTGCGGCGGAGTCTGTGTTCGATGAATTGACTCGCCAGTTCGAATTCGAGTCCCGGGCAAGGGCCGCTGAGGCCGAGGCCGAGGTGCAGAGGTCGAGGGCATCCAGCGCGTTGACCGGCGGCATCCTCTCGGCTTCCGCGAAGCTGCTTGCCGAGCCCTCCGTCTTCGGCGGCAGCCCAACAGGCGCCGGGAAGAAGCCGAAGCCTGCGAGACCGAAGCTTCCCGGCACCGAGCTAGAAGCCGGTCTCTGATGGGAGATCGCGGTGCCTAGGCTCCCCACCTTCCAGTCCACGTCGCTCCCGCAGCCGGTGAGCCCGCGGTTTGCGGAGCCCGAGGCTTTCGGGGCAGCCTCAGGGAAAGCGCTCGAGGAGTTCGGCAGAGAACTCAAGACCAACATCGAGTCCTCGGAGGTGAGGCGAGCGCTCACCGAGCAAACGAGGCTTCGGACCCGCATCATGGACGCTCTCGACGAAGCGGCCAAGACCGGGACGCCCTTTCCGGAGGCGATCCGTCCGATCCTCGATGAAGCCGACCAGCTTCAGTTCCAGACGCGCGTCGCGCAAGAGGCCTGGCAGCTCTACCGGGCGCAGCTCGATGAGTCCACGGCGCACGCGCTTCGCTCCGCTGAGGCCGCCCGCGCGAAGATCGAGGTGAAGAACCAGGGCGAGGAGTTGCTCGTCAACCTGGGACGTCAGATCACCAGGGATCCGAGCTCGCTTGCGGAGGCCGAGCAGGTCGTCCGGGACTTCGTTCAGACCTTCGCCGGGCGCATGGACGCCGCAGCGCTCAAGGAGCAGGAACGGCGTCTGAGGAACGAGCTTCATCTGACCGCAGTGCTTGCTGCGATGCGGATCGATCCGAAGGGGATCGAAGAGAGGCTGCAGCGCGGGGAGTTCGAACTCGATCCGCAACAGCGCATGCAGGAAATCCAGAGGGCTCAGCAGCTCGCGAAGGCGCAAGAGCGGGATCGCATTCAGGAGATCAGGGACCAAGAGTTCCTGAGAAGGCTCAAGTCAGAAGAAGCGCGAGATGAGTGGTTCAAGGCGATCCGGACAGGCCAAGCCAAGGAGGCCGCCATCATCGCGGACCCTCGGCTCACCGCTGCGGACCGCGAGCATCTCGTTTCCGTGCTGGATGCGTTCAGGAGAGCGCAGGAGGCCCCTTGGAAGGACGATCCTGTGACGGTCGCGCGGCTCGTCCAAGGTATTCTCGCGCCGCTCGGTTCACCGGAGCGGCTGAGTTCTCCTCAGCCCATCCTCGATGCGCTCGCTTCCCGCAAAATTACCCCGCATGAGGCGGTGAGGCTCCATGCGCTCTTCACACAGGCCCGCAACGAGCTCGGTGAAACTTTCGCATCCAAGGTTCGCCGATGGCACTCCGACATCCAGGCCTCGATTTCTCGCAACCCGATCTTCATGATGCAGCCCATGTTGGGCGCTCAGGTCGCGAACGAGTGGGAGCGCGAGCTTACGGAGCGGGTGAGAGCCTTCAGGGAGGGGCGAAGCAAGGTCTCCGAGGATGAGCTTCTCGATCCGAGATCGCCGCATTCGATGGTCTCCCCCGATGTAATCAACGACATCATCAGAAGGGTCAGCGCCCAGACGAGCGGAGGGCCGTTCCCGACCATACGAAGCGAATCTGGCGAGGTCCAGATCTTCTACCCGTTCGGAGGTGCCGATCGGCGCATCTCTCCCAAGGCTGGGGACATCTTCAACCATCCGCTCGACAGAACGAAGGCGCTCGTCTTCAACGGGGGCGATCCGGGATCCTGGCAGAGCTATTCGGTGATCAGCGCGGATGAGGCACAACGACGGAAGGGCTCGAGCACAGAAGGAGAGAGCGTGTTCGGGGCAGAGGAGAGGTTGCCGATAGGTGAGCGGGCAAAGATCGGGCGGCGGCTCGCGATAGAGGGTATGCGACAGCAAATGATGCGAGCGGAGGAGGAGCGGAAGAAGAGAGAAGAAGAGGCCGTGAAGCGCGAGAAGTAGACGGCTATGCCGACCAACTATTTCACGCCAATCCCGGAGGGGCAGCCCACCCTCGGCGTGGGATCTGTGCTCCCCTTGTCTGGCGCCTTCGGTGGCGTGCAGCCTCCGCAGGCTCCTCGCGCGATCGCAGCGGACGTTCTGGAGGCGTTCTTTGCCGGAGCGCAGGAGACCGGCACCGTTCTTGCGCTCAGGAGAAAGCTTCCCTCGATCGAGCTTCCGCCGAACGCGCCTGCCGAGATGCGGATCGCTCGCGCCCTGGGAGCCCTCGTCGCCGATCTACCGCTGTCGCTCGTGTCGGGAGCAGCAGGGGCTTTTGCGGGGGGGCTTCCTGGAGCAGGGGCGGCCGCGGTCGGTGTGCCGATGGCGTTGAGAGAGGCTCTCATGGAGGCCTACAGGCGAGGTGGGGTGAACTCGGCTGAGGACCTCGAGAACGTCCTTGCGAAGGGCGGCGGTGGACTCGCGGCTGGCGCCTTCCTGGGCGCCTTGACCGCTGGGGCGGGGCAGTTCGCGCGCCGCATGCTCCCGGCGTTTTCTCCGGCCGCGCGCGAAACCGCGGCCACCACGTTGGAGATCGGCACCGCGGTAGCCGGGGCTTCCATCTTCTCTCAGCAGGCGCCAAGGCTCCAGGACTTCTTCGACGCAGGGGTTATCACCGCGCTCGTGCTCGGTGGGGTGAAAGGGGCGAGCCTCGTTCCGAGAACGGTCTCGAGGCTTCGGGCGATCTACGCCGAGACGGGTGTGCCGCCCGGGCAGGTTGCGAAAGAGGTCCTCGAGAAAAAGTCCGCCGAGTGGAAGCAGACGCTCATCGAGGACCTTCCAGACGATCTCGTGCCGGCCTCGCTCGGCAAGCTCGCGGAAGCCTCGAGGGCCGAGGCGGCGCTCAACCTCACTAAACTCGACGAGCTAAGGGCCTCCATGATGAAGGCTCTCGCCGGAGAGGAGATTGAAGCGCCGCCCATCCGGTATGAATACATCACCGATCCAGGTGTCGCCACTACCGTGGCAAGGCTCATCGGGGAGGCGTTCAAGCCGGAGATCGAGTCCGTGCGCCGAGGAGTCCTGCACGATGCTGATGCTCTCAGAACGGCAGCCGAGATCATCGCGGGAAAGGGCATCCCGGTAACGGTCGTTGCTTCTCCAGAGGAGACGCTCGCCAGAGCGTTCCTCTTCAGGGGCGCGCTCGGGAAGGCCCTCGAGCTCGCGCGATCCCAGGTCGGGAGGGCGGACGACGAGATTTCGACGGCAGAGAAGCTCAGGCTTCTCGGGGCCCTCGAACAGGTGAAGATGTTCTACGAGCTCGTCTCTGGGGGCGGCGCAGAAGCCGCGAGGGCACTCAGACTACACAGGCAGCTCAAGCACGACCCGGCGTTCAGGGCCGTAGCCGACAAGTTGATAGACAGGATCAACTTGGCCCTCAAGGCTCCCAACGCGGAGGGGCCTGGCTTTGCTGCGCTCGTCGAAGCAGTGGCGCAGCTCGATGAGCCCGCAAGGCTTGCGGAGTTTGCAAGGAAGGTAGACACCGCAACGACTTGGGAGAAGTTCATCTACCTCTTCCGCGCCTCCGCAATCTCAGGCATTTTGACCTTCGGCGCGAACCTCTTCGGAAACCAGGCGCGTCAGATCATCGAGGCGTTTCTCGTGCGGCCGATCGAAGCGGGCCTCGAAGCGCTGAGGATGGCAGGGCAAGGGCAGCAGGTTAGGGCTGCCGAGATCAGAGCGATCATGGTGCAGGACATCATGGGCCTTCGCTTCGGGCTCATGGAAGGCCTGAAGGGCGCCGCCGAGAGGATGCTCAAGTTCGGCGACATTGAGGGGAAACCCCTCTCGGAGGTGCCGGTCAAGGGGCCGATCGGGCGCGCCGCCAAGTTCTTCTACGATGCGCTCTACCTCCTGGACGTTCCTTACCGGATACCGGCCGAGCGCTCCGCCCTCTACCGGGCCGCCGTGAGGGAAGCCCTCGACCGCGGCTTGGAGCCTGGTGGCGAAGCCTTCGGGAAGTTCGTAAGAGAGGCGGTGCTCGACCCGAAAGGAAAGCTCGCCAAAGCCGACATCGAGGCCGCTGCGCAGGAAGGATTGCAGGCCGTCTATCAGGAAAAACTCAAGGCGATGGCGCCCTTCCAGCATGCGATTGCTGGGACCCCCGCCGAGTTCGTGTTCCTGTTCGTGAGGACGCCGGTCAACCTCCTCGACTACGCCGTCTCCTTGAGCGGCCCATTTGCTCTGGTCTCCCCGACGGTCCGAGCCGAGCTTGCATCCGGCGGCCCTGCTGCGAGCCGCGCGCTCGCTCGAATGATCGTGGGGACGGGCCTTATGTGGCTCGCCTTCGAGCTTCATAAGGCTGGCATCCTCTTCGGGCCCGGCGCGACTCTCTTCGACGAGCGGCGCGCAGCCGCCCGCGCCGCAACGGGCGCGATCCCGAACAGCATCAAGATCGGGGAGCGCTACTACGACATCTCCCGCTTCGAGCCCATCTCGCGTGTGCTCACTACCGCAGCCGGGCTGGCCGAGCTCGTCGAGGGCCTGGGCAAGAACCCGCGCGCGAGCGCGCTCGCCTACGGGACTCTGCTCTTCGCCAACGCGACCATCAGCACGACCTACATGTCCGGTCTTGCGAACGCGATGATGGCAGCACTGGAGCCGCAGCGGTATGGTGAAGCTTATCTCAGGCTGATCGCCTCGGGCTTTGTCCCGAGGGTAGCGGGGCACGCTGCGCGCCTGCTCGATCCGATGGAGCGGGAGACCGAGACCGTTGCCGAGGCCGTCGCTTCACAGATTCCGTTCCTTCGGCAGATGCTTCGGCCCAAGCTCGACGTGTGGGGCGAGCCCCGGCGCGCGGAATACCTCGCTGGGTTCCTTCCGGTCAAGGTCTCGGAGGAAACCAAGAACGAGATCAAGAAGGAAGCCGACCGTCTCATGATCGTGCTCTCGTTCCCGGACCGCTACACCTTCGTTGCGGGGCCACTTCAGCCCGAGCAAAGGAGGATAGACCTCACCCCGGAGCAGGTGCACCGCATCACCGAACGCCGGGGCTCTGTTGCGATGCAAATCATGGCGGGAATGATGGCCACCCCCGAGTGGCAGACCGCCCCGGACTATCTCAGGGCCTACGTCATGAAGGAGGTCTTCGCTCGGGCCGGGCGCCTTGCGAGGCTGGAGGTGCTGCCTCCGGACTCGGTCGAGCGTAGAATGAAGATCATGGAGAACCTGGAGGAGATGCTGAGGCAGAACAGAGAGGCACTCGGGCGATGACCGTAGCGACGACCACGACCAAGGTCCGGTATACCGGGGACGGCACCTCGACCACCTTCGCCGTCCCGTTCATCTTCTACGAGGCCTCGAGCCTCAAGGTCTACTTCGTGGACGGCGCAACCGGCGTCGAGACACTGAAGACGCTCGGCGCGGATTACATGGTCTCCGGGGGGAACGGCTCCACGGGTTCGGTGATCTTCAGCTCTGCGCCCCCCAACACAGTAGACGTTCTGATCCTGCTGTCGCTTCCTCTCACTCAGACGACGGACCTCCAGAACTTCGGCATCATGGATGCCGAGACAATCGAGAGGGCGCTCGATCGTGCGGCAAGCCGGGACCAGCAGCTCGATGAGAAAATCTCGCGCTCGGTGCTGCTTCCCGTCGGCACCACCGCGTCGAACATCTCTATCCCGAATCCTTCTGCGAACAAGTTCCTGCGGTGGAAGGCCGACCTCACCGGGTTCGAAAACGTAGATATCGCGTCCGTAGGCGCTCTGGTGGTCAGCGACTACATCAAGACGCTGCTTGACGACCCAGACGCTGCTACGGCGAGAAATACGTTGTCGGCGGTTGGCCCAGCCGACGTGCAAAAACAAACACACGTTCGAGCCGTCACCAGCGGCACGTCTACCGCATTCACCGCTGCGCCCACCCCAGCTATTACAGCCAACACCGCAGGCACGCGACTGCGCTTGACTTTTCATACGGCGGTCGGAGCTTCTGCGACGTTGGCTGTGTCTGGGCTTACTGCGCTTCCTCTGAAGTGCAAAGCTGGCGCAGCTCTTGTCAACGCGCCCGTAGGCATGGTGCTTGGCACTCAAGATGTCGAGTGCGACGGCACCAATTGGGTTGTGCAGAAGGATGTCTCCGTCCTTAACGTCAAGGATTTTGGCGCCGTAGGGGACGGCACGACCGACGACAAGGCGGCCATTCAGAGCGCCATTAACGCGGCAGTTGCCGCTAGCGGTGGGATTGTCTTTTTTCCGACCGGGAATTATGCCGTTGCTTCTGGGCTGACTGTAAGCGGCAGTCACGTACGGCTGGTAGGCGGAGCCGTAGGCGCCGCGTCGATAACAGCGACAGCGAACGGTTTCATCGTCCTGGATGTGACCGGGACGCGGCACTCCCTGGAAAATCTGCTCGTCTACCGGAACCTCTTTTCCTCGAACCCCTCCGACGTGCTCGTCCGGCTTAATAATGCCGTGCAGTGCAAGATCGATAACTGTTGGCTTCAGGGCGGCTTTTACAGCCTCGCAATCACCGGGACAAACTGCACGGACAATGTTATTACCTGCAGCACGCTTACATTTGCGACGGGTTCCGCCTTGGTGCTGATGCAGTCGAGCGGCGGAATAAACGGCGCCCATCATTTTTACCGTGTGCTGTGTAACCAGGCCTACCCAGCGGGCGTGCCGGTGGCAGCGAATTATAAAGGGGCGTGGAGCGCTTCGACCGCCTACGCCGTCAAAGACGTCGTCACGGTTGGCGCTTACTACTTGCAGTGCACTGTGGCTGGCACCAGCGGCAACGTCGCACCGGCCGTCAATGCGTTCTACGGCACGAACATCCCGGATAATACGGTCACGTGGCAGTTGATGGGCCGCGCAGACTACCGTGGCTTCCAGATCGATACCGGGGTTACGTTCGTCCGAATCCGGGAATGCGATGTGACCGGCCCATACATCAATGGCATTAATCTCACGAACACACTGTCTGGTAGCGCCCCGCAAGCCATAACGATTGAACGGTGCACGATTCATGGTCCGGTCTTCAACGGCGTTTTTGTGAATGCAGGCAAGGAAATTGAGCTGCTTGGCGTGAACACGTTCAGCCCTACAGGGGGAGGCTCAACACTCTACGGGATCGGGTTGGCCGGTAGCGAACAGGCCCTGGTGAAAGATTGCCAAGTGTACGGCTACACGCAAGGAATCTACACGAATACACCACGCACCTCAATCATCGGTAACGCAGTCTTTGGCTGTAACGTCGGAATCTATGTTGAAGCGAATCTGAGCAGCTTTGCGATTGTAGGCAATCTGTGTGGCTCGTCCAGCGTGCGCGGTGGAAACACGATCGGGATCCAGGTCGCTGCGGGGACTTCCGACCGCTACGTGATTACGAACAATATCACGTTTGGCGCCACCACTGGTGTGAGCGACGGGGGCAGCGGCGTCAACAAATCGGTGACGCAAAACTTCTAGAGACCATGCTTGACCAGACCATCATCAATTGGGCCCTTACTGGGTTTAGCGCGCTCCTTGGTTTTCTACTGAACTCAGCGTGGCAGGCAGTGAAAGACCTTCAAGCGTCAGACAAAGCACTGGTGGACCGCGTCAACGCAATAGAAGTCCTGGTTGCCGGCGACTACGTTCGCCGTACAGATTTCGAACGCACCATTGAGGCGCTTTTCGCCAAGTTAGACAAGATCGAGGCCATCCGTGCGGCAGGCAAGCTCGCCGTGGACGCTGCGGATGATCATGCTGCGGTGGACGCGGCGCGGGATGAGGCTGTAGCTAAGCTCGGGGAGGTGTAGGGAGATGAAGGAGAGGGTCAAGATTGCAGTCGTGGCGGTGTTGCTCTGGGCAATCTTTGCACTGTGCAACGCGGCGATCACCTTCGCGCAGCTCATCGTGATCGCATACTGGCTCGCGACCGGATCGCAGCGGGCGCTGGAATGGGTGAAGAGGACCGGCAAGGCTGCCGATCAACTCACCAACGCGGGCGTCTTCGACGGGCACCCGAAGGAGACGGTCTCATCCCACATCGGGAAGACCTACCTTCTGCACCGCGTGAACCCCGAGCGGTATCCCGCGCCGAGCTTGAGCTTCCGCTTCTGGAGGAACGTGACCGACCTCTTCGAGCGCCATCACGTCTTTCGGGCGATCGAGCTGCAGACGGGGATCGAGTTCACGCAGACCATGAAGATGAAGGCGATCGAGCTTGCGGAAGAGGGGAAGCTTTGACGGACACGGGCGGCTTCTTTCAGTTCCTCACCGCGGTTGTCTCGAGGGCAGACAACCTCGCGGTGCTGGTGCTGCTCGCAGTGTGCGGTGCGCTCATTTGGCTCCACGTCGTCTGGCGCAGGGAGGAGCGGGAGGACCGCAGGGCGCTTCTCGAGCTCATCAACAAGAACACAGAGGCGCTGAACAGCGTGAGGATGGCATTGATCGCGATCACAGGGAAACCTCTACCGTGAGGCTGGGAGAGTTTGTTGCTGCGCTCGTCCTGCCGCGAAGAGGGGAAGTAAGGGACATGGTCAGACTCGCCTGCAAGCGGGCAGACGAGCTGGTGAAGGCCGCGCGCGAAGCCGCCAACGGGAGGGTTCGCGCAGCGCCCGATACCGTGAAGAAGGAAGGGAAGTGATATGGCCATTCAACTGGATGTTACGACCCGAAACGACAGGCTGAACGCCTTGGAGTCCTCGATCGGACCGTCGCCGACGCTCAGGATAAGGACGGGCTCTCCGCCCGCAAACTGCGCGTCGGCCGACACGGGGACCGTGCTTGCGACGGTCTCGCTCCCTTCGGATTGGCTCTCGGACGCTTCGGCTGGCCAGAAGACGAAGCTCGGCACCTGGGAAGACTTGTCGGCCGACAATTCCGGCACCGCTGGCCACTTCCGCATCTACGATTCCGTCAACGTCTGCCGCATGCAGGGCACGGTGACGGCGACCGGTGGGGGCGGTGACATGACGGTTGACAACGTCAACTTCGCCGCTGGCCAGAAGTTCACCGTCACGAGCTTTACCCTCACCGAGGGGAACGCCTGAGAGCGGCCACGGCGTGAGCCCTCATGGCGCTCGAATATGTGGGTGGCGTCACCGGCCAGGGGACCGGCGCATCCTACACCATCAGCCTGAACGGGACGCTCACCGGAGGGATTGCATCCTCTCCTTCTCCCGGTGATGTAGTCGTGGTGGCCTCCGGCTTCGGAGGCACCGCCAACGGTACCGCTTCCCTCACCGTCTCGGGTAACTCCACGGGCGCCTACACCGCAGCCCATGCGGGGCTCTACAGCGACGACACCTGGGACACCAACTTTCGCGTCTTCTACGCACGCCAGGGCGCAACGCCTGACACGCAGCTCACCATAGAGCGCGTCTCCAACACCGCCTACGGCGGAGCGACGGCTGTCCATGTTTGGCGGGGCGTTGACCCCACCACTCCCATGGATGTGACCCCCGTCACCGCGACCGGCATCAACGGAAGCCGCCCGAATCCCCCTGCGATCACTCCGATCACACCCGGCGCCGTAGTGCTTGCGTGCGGATGCGGGATGCAGACCTCGACCGGATCGGCCTTCACGGTGCCCTCAGGGATGCAGAACGGTGTCTCTGTGAATTCGGACGGCAGCACATCAGACTGCGGCACGTTCATTGCGTCCATATCGTGGACATCCGGTTCGTATGATCCTGCTCAGGCGACCGGCGGCACCACGAGCACATCATCGTCCTGGGCGGCTTCCACTCTCGCGCTCAGGCCCGAGTCCATGGTCACGGCAACGCTCTCCGCGACCATGGCGGGCGTATCCCTCTCGGCGGCGTCCGAGCTTCCCATCGGGGCTTCCCTTTCCAGAACGCTCGACGGCGTGACCGCCCCAGGGGCGGCCGAGCTCTGGATCTCGGCTTCTCTCGAGGGAACGACCGACGGCGTCTCGCTCTCGGCCACCGGGACTGTCTCCGACCCGACCATTCAGGGGCAACTCGATGCGGCGCTCGGGGGCGTTGCCCTTTCGGCCGCATCTGAGCTTCCGGTGCGCGCATCGGTCCTCCAGACGATGGCGGGCGTTACCCTTTCCGGAACGCTCGAAATCCATCTCTCGGCAACGCTCGGGCAGACCTTGGGCGGCCTCTCGCTCGACTCTACCGGAGAGCTGCCGATCGGTGGGCAGTGTCCGATAACCCTAGAAGGGGTCTCCCTCAACTCGGTCGCCGAGGCTGCTGGCGGCGATACGGGGCGCGCGTCAAAGAGGTTCGCCTGGTGGCTCGACCGAGTGCTTGACTGAGGCTGACAGACGAGCGTAGAGTGCGTCTAGCAGGGCGCTCGAATCAGGGAGAGATGGCATGGACGGCTCTGGGCACATGGGCGATCGCGCCCGTTTGGTGTCGCGGCTTCTCATCTGGATTGCTGCGGCCACCGCCGGGCTCTACGCCATCTCTTCGAGCTTCGTCTATTCCAAGGAGGTCGCCGTCTTCAGAGGAGAGGGAGTCGTCATACGGCTCTACGATGACCCCTGCAGGTTAGATGCCGTGAAGAACCTGCCCTATCGGACCACTTGGGCCGAGGGCGGCAAAACCTACGAGGGCTGCTACGGCGTGATGGGCGGCATCCTCGTCGTGTCCTACTGGGAATCCAAAGAGGTCTCCGTCGTTCCGGCCAGGGCGTTCCTGCCGAGCATCTAGGCCCTAGAGATGTGGAGGATTGCGCGGCCTTACCTCATCGCCGGGCTTGCCGTGAGCTACATCGTGGTGTGGCTCACGGCCTGGCACCTCTCTTCCCGCTCGACCGAGGCGAAGTGGCTTGCTCGGGAAGTCGAGATCGCAGAGCAAACCGCAAAGCGCCTTGCGGAGGAACAGAAGAGGGTGAGGGAAATCGAGTCGAAGGCTCGAGCTGAGCTCGACGTCATCAGGAAGCAGTATGAGACGAGGATCAAGGAGGGTGAAGATGAGAAGCGCCGTGTGTTGGCTGACCTGCGCGATGCTCGTCGCAGGCTGTCAATCCCTGCCAAGTGCCCCGAGGCTCGTAGAGCTCCCGAGGGCGGAGCTTCCCCCGCCGCCGCCGGAGGTCATGCAGCAGAGAGAGCCGAACTTTCTCCAGAGGCTGCTGAATTTCTTGTCGGACTCGCCTCAGAGGCCGACGAGGTAGTGCGACAGCTTCAGGCTGCGCAGGAAGTCATTCGGTCATACCAGAAGGCTTGCCGGTAGCCTCTGTTTGCCATGGAAGAGACGCTGAGGTCGGCATACCGATTCCTCGCGCGTTTCGCGTTCGCCGGCGTGAAGCTGCCCGTCGAAATCAAAGTCTCGCGTGGACGAGCCGGGCGTGAGCGTCCGTCTCGTAAGGACAGAATCGGAGGCAAAGGTCCTTGCGAGAAGGAGAAAGATGCATGAAGGTCAGAAAGACTGGAGGCATCCTCGCGTCGCGTCAAAGGGATGCTGTGATCCTGTCCGGACGGGGTGATCTCTATCTGAGCCACAGAGGAGATGCCGGGGAAGGTTCGACCATAGCCATGTCCTGTTCGCGCTCTGGGACGGTTAAATACCATACGATTCTCTCCCAGGGCATCCGCCACGATCTGGTCCACGTATTGCTGAAAACGTCATGAGAATCTCAAAGGACGAGATCGCCCGCACGGCGACTGCGCTGCGCAAACATCGCGGGAACCTCATGGCAGCCGCCCGCGAGCTCGGGGTTGCCCGCTCGACCTTAGTCTTCAGAATCCGCCGTTATGGGCTCGACCGTAAACTTCCCGGCGTGAAGCGGGCCCCCGGCATGAGCATCGAAGAGTTCCGGCGCGAGCATGATAGAGGCTACGCCATCCTTCTCAAGCTCAAAGGGGCGCTACGCGAGCTCGGCCAGAACTGCCTCTACGAGTCCGCTGGGCGGGCAAGCCCTATTACGGATTCGATCGGCGCGTTGCGATGGAGGCGGTGAAGCGCATGGGTGTCGAAGAGCAGGCATTTACCAAACCGAGGTGGTGGCTATGAACACTTTGGGGTACGTGCGGGACGCTGTGATACCGACCGCCTTCCTTATCCTCCCGACAGAGATGGCGAGCGTGGAAGCGAAGGCTATGCTTCTTGCGATCGGGCTGCAAGAGTCTGGCTTCCTCTACCGCCGCCAGATGGCGGGGGGGCCAGCGAGGGGCTTCTGGCAGTTCGAGATCGGGGGAGTTAAGGCCGTGCTTGGGCACGTGCAAAGCAAGGTTCAGGCGCGCCGCGCGCTCAGCATCATGCGCTACGACACCGAAGACCCGATCGCGAGCTACGCCGCGCTCGAGCACAACGACATCCTCGCTGCAATCTTCGCGAGGCTACTGCTCTGGACGCATCCTAAGCCCCTCCCGAAGAGGGGCGAGGCCGAGCAGGCTTGGGACTACTACCTGGATACCTGGAGGCCTGGGAAGCCCAAGAGAGAGCGGTGGGAAGAGTGCTACAGGTCCGCCTGGTCAGTGATCTAGACCGAGACGATCGGCCTCGGCCACGATAACGTCCCAGTCCTTCACGTCCTCTACCGGCTCGAAGAGGTGCACGAATCCCGGCGCGTCGAACGGGCAGAACTCATCGAGCGCGCCCTTCACGATCCAAGAGCCCGGCTTCGCGCGCATTACTGTCTGGCCCACTACCGGAATGATGATGTCGCCGTCCGGGGCCTGGTAGGCATACGGGCGCCTGTTGATGGACTGGTAAGTGTTGATCCAAGCAAGGAGCGTCTGCGGCGTCTCGGGCGGCGCGAAGCGCTTCGCTTCGACGATGTAGGGTTTCTTCCGGAAGAACGGCATCGTTTCACCAACCGGTCAGAACCTCGAAGCTCTTCCAGTCGTCCTTGATTGCGTCCTCTACCAGAAGCTGAGGATGAACGTTCTCGTATCCTTCTGGACTGTCTAGAAGGCCTTGCGCTCCATGAGTCAGTGCTTCATGAATACAAGCCAATGGGTCATGCCGCGGCGGCCTGACGTGTGCCCGAAAAGCGGACGTTCTGGCGTGAGAGCCAGCACGTCTGCGAGGCGAACCTGCGTTTCGTTCCACTTGAATACGAGCACACCGTAAGGTTCCAGTACACGGAAGCATTCGGAGAATCCTGCGCGCAGGTCGTCCCGCCACCCGTGGCCGAGTTTTCCATAGCGGCTGGCCATCCATGATTCCTTTCCCGCCCGCACGATATGCGGAGGATCGAACGCGACCAGCTTGAATGTACAGTCCGGAAATGGGAGCTTTCTGAAATCGAGCTGAATATCCGGCTCGATTCTAAGTACCCGCTTTCCGTCCTCGCGGTGCGAGCGGTCTGTCACAGTGACCACCGCGCGGCGGTAGTCACCAAAAACCACGTTCTCGTTCTTTTTCTCGAACCACATGGCTCTTGTTGAGCAGCACGGGTCAAGAATGTCCTTCACCGGTCAGCACCTCATCAACGCGCTCGCGCGAATCAACCACCTCGACGCGCAGCCCGTATAAGCGCAGCCGCTCGATCTCCCGCTCCTGATGCGGCTGGAGCTTCTTTCCAGGTGCCTTTATCTCTACCCAGATCGGATCTCTCGGCCTATTGAGAACCAAAGTACTGTCAAGAAGCGACTCGATGATCGGAGGCAGCAACACCAGCCTATCCGGCGCACCTCGCCGGCCGATCCAGCGCACCTTGCGCACGATACCACCGATGGCCGTCACGCGCTCGACCAGATAGCGCTCAATGTCCCGTTCGCGCATCACGGTTAGAATCGGTCAACGTGCATCAGCCCGCATGTCCACCTTGACCACCACGTCCTCGAAGCGCGCGCCGTCCTTGCAGATGAAGTTGAACACGCCCTGGCGCCCGGCGTGCAACACAAGTTCCTTGAGTCCGTCGTTCTTCCGGCAGACCCACTCGGCGATCCTGATGAGGCTCGGAGAAACGGCCGTGTGGCCCGTGCCAGCAGTCGCGACATGCTCGCCTTGCGAGCTGTAGAGACCCAGAGCGAGCGCTGCCGCGACACCGAGCGCGAATCCAACTAGAGTTCGCCTCGCGTCCCGCTTGCGTAGCGCCTCCTCAGTGGTGTAGACGCGAGAGCTCACCGAGTTAGCTCCGGGCACCACTCCGGGTGTCCGTTCTCCAACGCACCGCACGCGCTCATCGTCTCGCTGCACGGCGCGCCCCAGAACTCGCCTCTCGGCTCGCGCCATGTCCGAAGATACTGGCAGTCGAGACAGGCTCGACCGTCCTGAAAAATCGCCTCGACAGTCTTTTCGATCTTGGGTTGGTTCATACGTCTCGTCCCCACCTCACCTTCGGCCCCGGTGCCTGAGCGACTCTTCTGTCCCGTTTACTTCGAACCCAGTTGCCACTCCTATTTACAGCCTCCGCTTTCCAGCCGGCTGCAGCGTAGATAGTGCCTCGATGAACATCGCAGTCCTGGTAGCTGATTAGGTGCACAATGTGCGGCCATTTATTTTTGATCAGTCTCGCCATTACGGCGAGCATTCTGCTTGCTGTGTTCTTCGGGGCATCCGAAGAGATGGCGAATCGCCTCAACTCAAGCCAATTTCGACCATTTAAAAGCCGAGCAATAGGACTCGTCCAGATAGCCACGGCGTAATAGCGGCCGTCGTATTCCGCACCGTAACAGACCAAGTGCCTTGTTCGTTGCAGATTGTTTTTAGACGCATATGGCAGCCTTGAATGCCAAAGCTCGTTAAGTTGTATCGCCCGCTCCAGAGATATTTCACCGATGTTGAGTTGGAGCGGCGATTCTGGACTAGACCAACCTGTTCCATCATGAAAAAGCGGATACGCAGCTCTCGTTGTATCGTTACTCACACAATTACCGGCTACGGATAAAATCTCTTACAAGCTCGATGTCCTCGCGCAACCAGTCGAACCTATCTACCGGTATGCGCTGGATCTGGTAGCCTGCCGCCTCGACGGCGGCGATGGCCTTCTCGTCAAAACGGAATGTCTCCATCTTCGCCCCCATCCTTCGGGGCAGGCTCATGCTGCTCCTTCTCGTCTTCCTGCCTCGACTTCTTGGACTTCGAGATGAGCTGGACCTCGTTCGCCACGACCTCGACCGTCGAGCGCTCGAGGCCGTCCTTACCCTGCCAGCGCCTGCGGCGAAGCCTCCCCTCGATGTAGACCTGATCGCCTTTGCCGAGGCGCTCAGACGCGAACTTCGCGGCCTGCCCGAAGATGACCACATCGTGCCATTCCGGTTTCTTCGGAAGATTGGCCTCCCGATTGCCGAAGTGCTCGTCGGTAGCGACCGAGAACGAGATAACCTCTCTCCCGTCCGCAAGGTGCGCGACCCTGGGGTTTGCGCCGATGCGCCCGACTAGGATGACCTTGTTGATGCTCATCACTTCCCTCCGAGGAACGTCGCCTTCGCCTCCTCGAGCCTCGAGATGAGGCGGTCCACGATCGCCGGAAACTCGTCGGCCTTCACGAACCAGCCCCCCTTCTTGGATTCGATCCTCTTGAACCCGAGGGCTTCGAGCCCCTGCTCGCTGACGTAGAGAGGCGCGATCCTGCCGTTGATCTGCCCGAGCGAAAGCGTGCGGGCCTTCCCCTTCGCCTGGGTGGAGGCAAGCGAGGCTGCGAGCTCTGCCTCGAGCCTTGCGACCGCTTCGGCTGCGGCCTGTTCAGCCCCTGATAGCGTCCGGCGTCCCTTGATGGCTTCTGCGATTCTGATCGAGACCTCGTTCGGGGTGTCTTCCCCGAAGCGCGCCCGAAGACGCTCGACCGAGCGCTTGATGATCTCGATCTTGATCGCTTCTTTTCGCGCCCGCACCTCCTTGTCGAGCTTGAGGCGCACCGAGCGGCACTCGGATGCGATCTCGTCGAAGGCCATGAAGATCGTTGCGAGGTCTGGCACCTGCGAGAGCACGGCCTCCCTTGCGGTCTGAAGCTTTCCCTCGAGCTCCTTGCACCATCCGACCGCAGCCTCCGCTTTCGCGAACTCTTCGTCCGTCTTGGGCTCGAGGTCGATCGAGCGGATTGCAGCGAGCGCGGCCGCCCTCCATTCCTTGACGTTCGTAGAGAGGACGCGCCCCTCCACCCGAACGCTCACCACGGGAAGCGCCGAGGGTGCCTCGACCTCGGGTTCGACCGCGACAGCGGAAAGCCTCTTCGTGGTTTCCGGGTCCTCAAGGTCGCGCTTCAGGTTCTTCCACCCCTCCACCAGTGCCGCCCTGAGATTCGGGTTCGACCGGTATTCGCAGGTCAGCATGTGCTCGGGCGTGCCGTCGCTAAGCACGTAGAGGACGCGCTCAGCCCCGCTCACCAATAGCTGGTGCTCGAGCTGCCAGATATGGTGGGCCGGAGGTTTTCCGTGGAGCTTCAGGTGTTCGGCATCGAGCTGGTTCAGAAGCTTGTGCTCAAAGCCGGCCGAGCCGTCCATGAGAAGCCCGTCCATAGAGGCGAGCATCGGAATCCCATCCACCTCGGCCGAGATGACCGCAGGGAAGAGTTCTTCTCCCCCGAAGAAGGACGCCTCGACGTGCGGCCTGATCGAAGCCTCGGCCTCGATCCCTTTTGCGAAGAGGGCTTTGGTGGGCTCGTCGAATTCCCGTTCCTGACGCGTGATCAGCCGCCGCAGAAGGTCGTCGCGTGAAGCGTAGGGGCTTGCGCCCATCATCGCGGGGGCGTCAGAAGCGCAGAAATGGCGCGCCCGAAGCTCACGCCACTCGTCCGTGCCCTGACGCACATCATGCACCTTCCGGTTCCGGATTCTCATTGGTGTCCTCCTTTTCCAAGGCCATGATGGCGGAGATCTGCGCTTCCGAGAGCCGGTAGCGCGTGGAAAGCATCGAGACGATGTCGGCCGGCTTCTGCCGCCCCGACTTCACGCGCGAGCGCCAGGTGGGGAGGTTCTTCTTCATCTGCTCTTCCGGGTATTCCGGAAGCTCCCCTTTCGATGGCGCGCCGAACCAGTCCTCGGGCTTGCTGATCCCGTCCTTGATGCTGTTGTAAATCTTCCCGAGCTGGACGATGAGGGCGGGCGTGATGCTCTCGATCCTTCGCCCGATCCGGGCCTCGATCTGGGCCTTGCCCACGCCCACCTCCTCGAACCGTTCCAGCATGGCCTTGACCCTTTCCGGGGTCGCCTGCGCTTTGGTGTGCAGTGTGAGCTCGCATTGGCGCACCGCCGCCTCCTGCACGTCCCCGGGGATCACCGCAAGAATGCAGGCGCGCTTCCTGCGCGCGCCCATGTTCGCGATGAGCTCGTAGATGTCGCGCTCGTCCTTGAGCGCGTATCCGCCCTCCTTGGTGTCGCGCCAGTGCCGCACTGTGAAGCGCTTCTCGTCCCTGAAATTGGACTCCAAGTCCCAGGCATAAGCGACGCACTCGGAATAGCCCGCGGAGCGCGAGAGCTCGATCACCCCGCAGGCGATGTTTCCCCAGCGCTGAGCGAGCACCTCGGCGAGCCTGATCGAGGGGCCGGAGACCTCGGTCCCGCCCCTCACGTAGGTATAGAGGGCGGACTCGGCGAGCGATTGCCGGGTGCAGTCCTGAAGGATGCGGTCCATGGCCGTGACCGGATCCCTCGGGAAGCGCTTCGCCATCATGATCGCGCCCTGGACTTCGGCGGCCTCCCTCTGACCGAGTGCAACCGCGCTTGCGCCTGGTTGCGCCTGCTGCACCTCTTGCTTGAAGGGATTCGAGACCTCGTTCATCGCGCCCTCCTTTCGATCCTCTTTGCGAGCAACCACTTGTCCCCGAGCATGACGATCGCCCGGGCATACCGCGCAGCCTGAACGCAGCGCGCCTTGCGCGTTGCGCCCGGGTAGAACTTCATGGCCCGCCTTGCGAGACCGAGCGCGGTCATACCGCGGCCTCGCTCATCAGGACGAGCACCACCGCGACGGCAACGGCCCAGAACACGGCCGCGTCGCACCATTCCTGAAGCGCTCTCATTCGGGATCCTCCGAGAAAAAGGTGCCGGGCAAGCTCAGCATCGCACCGGAGGATGGAGTGCGAGGAGACGATATGTAGCGAGCTGCCCGGCACCGGTGATTATCCTCCTTCCGACCATCTTGCGCAATGTTGACAGATGTCATACGATATTGTCAAGGAGGATGTTGACAAATGCCAAGTCCTGACCCTGCCTTGGACGTCCACGCTGTGGTGAAGAAGCTCGGTGGCACGACCAGGGCCGCTGTCTTCTTCGAGGTCACGCCTTCTGCGGTGAGCAAATGGAAGCTACGCGGCAGACTCCCGAAGGCCAAGGCTATGTATCTCCGCGTTGCCAAGCCGGAGGTCTATGCCGCTGCAATGAAGGGGTAAGGCCATGGTGACCGAGATTCTGGCAGCCCGCGTTCTAAGGTCCCAGAAGGTCGAGGCCATCGGCTCGTTCGAGGCCGAGCGCCTCTACTACAGGATGCTCTTGGCTGCTGACCAATTGGGGAGGCTCAAGGGCGGCACCAAAGCGATCGCTGCGGCTTGCTTCCCGAGCAAGGCTCGGGAGATCGAGACCGAGTGTGAGCTTTGGCTCGCCGAGCTCATCCGCGCGGGACTAGTCACGGTCCGCGAGGGCGAACGGGGAACGCAAGTCCAGATCGTGGACCCTCTTGCGCGGCATGATGCGGCTCAGGCTGTGCTGCCCATCCCGGAGATGGCTTCGCCGCCCAAGGCGAAGGTGGCCTCACCTCTTCAAGAGGCCGCGCGCCGGGTGCTCGCGTTCCTGAACGAGAAGGCGGGGCGGGCGTTCGAACCCTGCGAGCCCAACATCGGGTTGATCATCGCTCGCATCAAGGAAGGTGCCACGGAAGAGAAGCTCCGGCAGGTGGTGGTGAGGAAGTGCCGCGAGTGGAAGGGCACCGAGATGGAGAAATACCTCCGCCCCAAGACGCTGTTTAACCGCACGAACTTCGCCCAGTATGTCGGCGAGCTCGTGCCGAGACTGGAGGACTGAGCAATGGAATGCCCGGAATGCGGAACCGAGATCGGGAATGCTTCGGCCTGCGGCTGCGGATGGCGCAAGATTGAGCCCAAGGGGCCGTCGCGCTCAGGGCTCGTTGATCCCGAGCTCGGCTACATCCGCTGCGAGTGGACGGCAAACGGCGAGCGCTGCCGGTATCCTGGCTCTCTCACCACCAACACCCGTGCGGGCGGCCCCTGGTATTGCGGCCCACATTTCAGATGCAAGGACCCGATCGCTGGGCTCGACATCCTGGAGGCTTCCCGCGACTACGTGCCGGAGACCGAAGAGGAGATCATGGAAGCTCGGCGCGCGAGGGCGCTTCAGTGGTGCAAGGAAAGGGGGCTCAACACGGTTGCCGAGATGCGCGCCTACGTGCGGTCAGTTGCGCAGGGAATCGGGCGGAAAAAGTAAACGCCTGGAGGGGGAAATGAAGGTAAGGAAGAGGTCGTCGAGTGTCAGAACCATACTGAGCGGCGACGTAGTTTTTCTGGGGCGGGACGACCTGATCCATGCCTCCCGTTGATCAGGCCGGATTATGTATGGGCGAAGTTCTAGGAGGAGACGATGATCGCCTTCACCATCCTCGGTGAGCCCGCCTCCAAAGCGAACTCCCGCCGGCTGGTCTACGTGCGAGGGCGCAAGAAGATACGCGCGCTTTTCATCCGGTCGAAGAAGGCGCTCAAGTATGTGGAAGACGCGAAGCGCCAGATTCCTGGATGGGCAAAAAGGAACTGGCAATTTCCTGTCAAGGTGACGATCAGAATCTTCTACGCGACCGAGCGGCCGGACCTGGATGAGTCCTTGATTCTGGACGTGCTGCAATCCCGCTACAAGGGAAGCGGGAAGAATCGCGTGCTCGTCGAGCGAGGCGTCTACGCGAACGACAGGCTCGTTCGCGAGAAGCACATCTACCACGCCATAGACCGAGAGCGGCCTAGGGCAGAGATTGCTGTCGAGCCGCTCTTTCCAGCAGCCACTCCGCAATAATCCTTCCGGCCTCTTCTGGGGTCACCGAAAATTCCTTCATGAATTCCTCGAACACCTCCGCGGTCGAGAGGTGCCGGGTGGGGGCAAGGTCGTCGAGCCAGTCTTTTTGCTCGGGCGTCATGCTATGTCCTCCTATCATCGCGACTAGAGTCCGGGTCCGGGTCCGCCCCCGCGTGAGTGAGCGCTCACTCACGCGCGGGTTAGCGAGCGCTTACTCCGAAGCGAAGTGAGCTCACATGGAGACATGCAAGTTCCGTGCCTGGAAGGTAAGTGAGCTTACTCAGGGCCTTAGCGGCGGCCGAGCTGACGCGGTACGTCAGGATGTGACGCTCTACGTCAGAATGTGACGCTCAGCGTCAGCACGTGTGGGCGTAAGTCATTGATCCGCCGTTGGCACGGATCGTGCTACGCTGGTGCCGAAAGGAGGACATCATGGACCCCATCCGCTTTCTGCGCGCGCTTCACGCGGCGCCTTCGCAAGAGATCAGCCCCTGTTTGGTGGGGCCTACCGGGGCCGGGAAAACGGCCCGTGTCTCGGCTTACGCCGAGCAGGCCGGGCTACCGGTGCGGCGTATCCTACTGGGCTCGATGCTACCCGAGGACGTGCTCGGGCTGCCCCGCGTTGAGCGGGGGCGAACCGTCTGGTCGCTGCCAGATTGGGCCGCGGAGGCGCGCGAGCGGCCCGTGCTGCTGTTCCTCGACGAGCTCGATAAGGCTCGTCCGGAGTGTCACGCCGCGGCACTCACTTTGCTCGCCGAGCACCGAGTGCGCGACGTGGTGCTGCACCAGCAGACGCGCATCGTCTGCGCCATGCAGCCCGTCGAGCCCCGCGAGTGGACGGCAGACGAGACCGGCCGCGCCCTCGCCGCGCGGCTGTGCTTCCTCCCGGTCGGCTACGACTGGGCATGGACCGGCCAGGCGACCGGTCTCGACCTCGCCGGGATGCCGCGTCCGGAGATCGCGCTTCCCGTCCTCGAACCTTGCCCGCGAACCGTCACGTGGTGGGTGTCGCTTTGCCGGGCGCATCCCGATGATCGCGAGCTCCATGAGACCGCCGCACGCGGTCTGTGGCCGGCCGACTACGCGGAGGACCTTATCCGCCGGCTGCGCGAAGGTCCGGCGCTCAAGCGCGATGCCGTGCTGCGGCTTCTCGCGCGGGAGCCGGAGCGGGTGCGCGAGCTCACCGTGCCCGAGCTCGTCGAGCTCGCCCCTGACATCATGCACCACTGCCCGCCGGCGACCTGGCGGGAGATGCTGGTGCGCGTCTGGACCGTGGGCTCTGAGGACGAGGCCTCGGCCCTCCTGCGCCGTGCATACGACGAGCTCGCGTCTCGCGTGGACGCGGCGGGCGGCGAGCTCGACATCGCGGCCGGGGCATCTGAGGACGAGGTCGCGCAGGCGATCAGTGATGCGTGCCGCGCGATCGCCGAGGAGTGGCAGGCGCGCGCGAAGGGGCGGTCATGATCGTCTCGCGCGGCGCCGTGCACTCGGGTGCATACATCTGGGGGCGGCGCGTCTGGCTGAAGTATGAAGCTATCGTGCTAGACGTGTGCGGGCCGGTGCGCGCGTGGCTCGTCTGGCGCAATGGGGCTGAGCAGGAAGGTGAGCTTATTTATCTCGGCATCATGCCGCGCAGCGTCTCAGAGCGCGTGGTGCAGTCATGATCGTGCGTCGTGTAGAGCGGCATCTCGCCAACCATCGCGGGGAGTGCGTGCGGATCGGCGCCTTCGGCATCTGGAGCGATTCCGACTACCGCGCGCGCGTCTGGCGTCTGTTCCGCGGCGACACCAGACCGGTGCCTGATGTGTCGTCGCGTCTGCCCGAGATCAAGGCGCGCTCGGTGGTATCGCAGAGCCGCAGGCCGTGAGACAGGAGTCCGACTGCATGCTGACAGCAACTGATCTTATCGCCGGACTGCGCAGAGCAGGCGTCCGGGTCATCGAGGACCC